GCAAACCAATAAGCATTGTGCCACTAGTTGTGACTGTACGATCAACGGCATTGCTTTCAGAGCGAGCAGTGACAGTACCCTTGTCGCCACCATCAATGTAATACGAAGCACCGTATTTGTACAACGCACATTCATTGGCGCTTGTGGCCTTCTGTGCAAGGTACGAAATGGGCAGCGTGGGATTAGCCAGGCTAGGGCTCGTAAGTTGGTTAGAGGCCCGCATATGATGCATACGCGCCCATCGCGCTTCGCCCGTAGTAGTGGCATCAGGGACGTAGGCCAAGAAGTGCCCGCCCACAGCTCCATACCAGCTATATTCAATCTTGAACATTGTTACTTTTGAAAAGTCAATGTTCCAAATGCTTGTATCAGTAACAATATCGCCGTTGATATTAATTACTGAGCTGCCATTTGTATAGGAAACCGTTGGATTGGAAGCAGTGCCTCCAATGGAAAGCGCGAATGAATTGCGCCCTGGAGTTTTGTCTGCATAATATTGAGCCTTGGTTTCGCCATCAAGGCGATCATGGCTGAAATATTTACGCGGCACTCGATATTCGTAGGTGTAACGATAAGGCGCCTCTACGGAGATAAATGAGCCCGAAACACTTGTTGTGCCATCAGAAGAAGCAATGCTGCCAATATTCACCCCTCCAGATCCCCTTACACTACGATCAAACAGGCCAGCATGAATGTAAGTAAGACCAGCGCGAACAATTACCAAGTCAGTGCCAGCAGTGCCAATATCTCCGTCTACAACGTTCGGCGTGCGGATACCAGCTTCATTGCTTTCAAAAGCACTGGTGCGCCTTACGCAATAGCAATTGAATTCTTTGCTAGCAGAATCTGTCTGTCCACCACCTTGCACTTCAACGTAATAACCATCGCGCTTGTCAAATGCACCAAATTTTTTAATATCAGTGGAATCGTTGGAAGTGGTGCTCCTCACGCCAAACGTAGCGGCACTAACTCGTCCTGGCTGATAACGAAAGAAACGTCTGCTGCTTAAGATTTGATAGTTATTAGTATTGGCAGTGCCGAGAACTACTTTTGCTGCGCTTTCATTTGGAATGTGAGTGGTGGCACCACCGCCTTCACTTGCCCATTCATTCGGATTGATGTCATAAGTGGTAACATCAGCAAAAATGCCAAGCGCCACTTCAGCACGAGGTACGCCAAGTAAGCTCAAGCTAACTTCACTGACTTGCTGGTTTGCCACTTCCACTGGCACTGGTGTTTGGTCAGAAGCAATCACCACTGGCAGACTAACTGCCATTGTTTGCTGGCCAGGAGGAATGGGCGCTGTACGTCCTACTGTGACAACTGCTACGCCTTCTTTCAACTCAGCCATAGTTCCTCAAGGAAAACAATTGGAGAAAGTGGTGCCAACAAAAATGCTACCAGCCGCCACTGTATCTTGTCTTAGTCTATAAACACTTCCACCTAGAGCGGCGTTAGTAATACCAGAAAGAGAGGCAATGGCAAAGGCGTAAGGAGAAGCGTAAGTAATTCCAGACAAATTGCTATAAATACGAGCACTAGTGCCATTGTAATTTATGCCGCTACTAGTGGTGCCGCTAAATACTGCTCGCTCAGTGGCGCCTAGCCCGTGATTAGTTTGCGAAATAAATGTGCCGCCACTAACGCTTACAAGATCTGCCACGTATTCTTGCTTTTCAATGCGGATGTCCCAAACCAATGGAGAGGCAGACAAAGAGTCGCTGGAGTTTTCAATGGTATAGGCGGTGGGAAAGAAAGCTTGACTGACATTGGCAGGCCCAGAGTCAGCAGCAGCATCCCAAATCAATGCCGTTTGCGTTGAAGTAAGCCATAGCCTAACTTGACCATTGCGGAGCGGCTCTTGCTCTTCAATATTGAAAGAAGTAATTAGATCGGCAGTAGTAGAGCCTGTGCGTTTCCAAATTGCAGCGCAAACTTGAACATCTCCCAGATTAAAAGGTTCGCCGTCTTCATCTTGCAAAAGAAAACTAACGCCATCAAAATAATCCCTGCGCAATAGCCGCAAGTCAATTTGAGGGGCCAGGCTTGTAGCAACGAATACGCTCATGCTACTACTTCTCTGTAGGAAAGCATAACTGTATAAATGGTGGAGCCACTCACGACGGCATTAAGCTTTTCGCTGACTGTACTTTCAAAAAGCCCTAGGTTATTAGCTTGCGTTAAGTTGCCATTAGCCCCTAGGTGGAACGGAGGAGTCTTGTCCGTTGATGCGCCGCTTTGAAGCTTTACAGTACAGCCCGATAGAGAAGTAATGGTCATTGCCATTACGCGCAGCTTGCTGCCGCTTACAGCCGTCACCACGTCCACGTTGCCACTCGCTGAGACAAAGGCGCTCTTTAGGGCGCTAGTGAAAGCATCGTTATGGACCAGGTACGGGGCGGAATCGCTGCCAGCTCCAGTAGCCTTGATATAAGCAGCGTTGCCAACTGCGTCAAGTCCGTAAAGATTGGCCATATCAGAGCACTAAGAAAATGAAGCGTTGGTTGGGCACAGTAGCACCATTGCTATATCTTACAGTTTGACTGGCTGTAAAATCAAACACGAGAGGACTGCTTAGCTCGGCAATGCTAAGAGAGAACGGCGAACGTTTCCCATTAACTCCAATTGTAGCAATGCGTAGGCGATACGCAGCGTTGCTTGCATATACGTCGGAGGGAAATCTAATATAACTAGCAGAGGTGACGCCAATGTTGATCCATGCACCGTCAACAATATTCAAATATTCCACTTCAAAGCCAGCAATTAATGGATTGTTTTCCAAGGGTTTCCAGCACACGCCTGGCATTATTCCATTCAGAATTGAATACGCTGAATACTGAGGAAATTTCCAAGTTGCCTCGTTATAGGCCATTACTGATTTACCTCCAAAATAATACTGCCATTGTTCACGCTAGGAACAATTTGAGGGCCGGCAACAGAAGTGCGAGATAGTCCGAGAGTGGTAGACGAGTCCGTTTCGGAAAACTTAGCAGGGTCATATTCAGTGGCAAAAATAGTTATCTTACCATCGTCTTCATTGATTGCTCCCACTCGGTAAGTTTCGTAGCCCTCGCCGTCTTCCTGTAGCACCCACATACCTCCCGCAACGGGCAGAGATGACAATGGAGGGGAAATGGTTATTACTGATGCCTCGCCTGCCCCATTGGTCACTGTACGGCTTTGCACAGCCCCACTCTCAAGGGTGACGGTTAAGGAATATGCCTTTGCCGTTATGAAAGTAAATGGTGCATCAATGGTGATGGCAGATATTGTTGCAGTAACAATGCGCCCACCGAAGCGTTTCCCTTGACGCGCAGGATCTGCAATGCCAATAATCTCTCCTGGTAAAATAAAATTACCTTCAGTGGCAACTTTGAACGACACCGTGGAAGTTTCAAGTTGGTTAGTTAATAGCATCCATCTTCCAATGCGCTGCGCTTGCCCTTGCGAAGTGGTGCCCATTGCTCGCACTTCCATCTCTTGAATGCCATAGCGAGTTATGCCATTGCGGTCTTCCACGTATTCAATCTTTTCTTTGTAATTATCAGCAGGATCATTCCAGCTCACAAGGGCAACAGTTTTGCGGGCTTTACGAGCTGATCCTTCATAAAGAAAAGGCGGCTCCGTTACTTCTCCTCCATCGTCTACTTCTTGAATGACATTGGCGGGAGAAAATATCTTAGAAACGCTTTTAGGGCGGTCTTGCACTGCAACAATGGTGCCCTCAGCGAAGTAAGTTAGCCCCCTGAAAGAAGCGGCCAAAGCATTTAACACTTCATACGCCTCGCCTCTGTCCGTAACGTAAGCGTTGAAAGTCAGACGAGGCTCCACGCCTCCCGAGCCATTAGGCACAAGCTCATCGCAATATTGAGCAATGGGGAACAAGCTATATCTATCCACTTGAGTTGCATCAATAAACTCTCCTGCCCCATAGCGCGTATTAGTAAGCAAGTCATAAAAAATCCACGCAGGATTATTTGTCCAGTTTGTCTGAAAAGTGCCGTCCCACACTCCAGAATATACCCTCGTGAAAGGGTTGTAATTGGAAGGAATTTTTACTTTTACGCCTAGCATCTCTGCCGCTATTAAGGGCACTCCAGTGAAATTTTCAGCGCCAATCTTGATGCCAATAAGGGCAGAGTTTGGGTAGCGGAAAGAGCGATCAATGATGCCAACAATACCTTTGAAAAACAAATCGTCTGAAACCGCTGTGTTTGTTGGGTCTTCAGTAAGACGCTCAACCGTTACCACCCACGGGCCAGTGCCAGAAAGTTTGTATTCGTATTCAAAATCAACAGGCCCCCGTGACTTACCAGTGATAGAAATATTTTCATTGACAAAATCAGAGCCGCCAATGGGACGAATTTTTATATTGAATGAAACAGTTTTGCCCTTAACATCGCCATTGCCTTTGTCAAGAAAGAATAAAGCTCCAATGCCTATTCGCACTCGTAAACGGCTAAAATTGCTTGCAAATGTAGTGCGAGAAATGGGGCCACTGGAGCGCACTAAGCGCAATCCTACGCTTTGCTCTGCTCTTACATCATCAAATCCAGGCATGGGATCTTGATCCTGGGTGCCCACCCGATAATCAACTACAACTGCCCCAACTTCTCCCGTGATAGTTCCGCGTTGCAAGCCAGGGATGCTTGCTGAGATGGCAGGGACTAAGCCTCCCTTGCCATTGGCATTATCAGCACTTCCTGTGAAAAACTTTGACACTCCATAGTTAAAACTTCCGTCTATATTTTTAATTGGCGTGCCATCAAGGAAAATCTTGGTAAGTGGATCTACGCCTGGTTCAAAACCATAGACTTCTCCTTCAGACATCACGCCAACAATGGTGGCTTCAGATCGACTTCGCAGAGATTCTGGGTCTTCTACGGGCTTGCGCTGCTCTCCTTTGCCTGCACCGCTTAGGACAATCTCCCAACCCCCTTGCTTTTCATAGCGACTTTCGGCCATTACACGGGCACCTGTTGAGTGGTAAGAGCAGACGAAATGATCAATGGCGAAGAGGCAAGGAATTTACCGTACAGGATGGGAACGGGCTGTCCTTGCACAGTAAGATCAGAGGCTCTGTCAAACAGGAAACTATCTTTACGGTCTGTTTCTTTCTGCGCATCAGGCGTGGGAGTTAGTAGCTGCGCCACTCCAGTGAGAACTAAAGTTGTGCCAAGACTGAATAGCAGCGAGCTACCAATAGCTGCTTTGGCACCCGCAGCCGCAATACCCGCGAAAGCAACGCTAGATCCAAAGCTTACAAAAGCTAACGCGACCAGTGCCACTCCAATAAGAATTCGCCCTACAGCGCCGCTTCCTGAAACAATGGGGGCAATGATTAAACGCTTGCAGCCCATAAGCACATTTTCGTAGCTCATTCCATCGGGGTCACCATCAATCAGCTTAAAGCCAATGCCTTTCTCATGAGCATTACAGAAATAGTCCTTAAAGCCTTCTATCTGATGTGATAACGCAGAAAAAATGTCTTTAGGTGAATGCGCCATAAACTTATGCTTCCTGCCAAAGCGCTTACCAAGCTCCCCCAAGAGCTTCACTTCTACCATTTGCATTAGAGCATCTCCTTATGTCGCATGAGGCGTTTGGTGCATTTAGCCCAATACCCTCCATATACATTCTCTTCAGACAGTCTATCCAACAAGTGATGACAAAACACGCTGGCATCAGGATTGGTAAGCACTCCAATGTGATTAACAAAGTCACATTGCAACTGCATCAAAATCATATCTCCCTTCTTTTCAAGCTTGCTGATCTCAACAAAACCTTGGTCTTCCACATTCTTCTCAAACATGCGCCATTCGGGACCGCTCCATTCAAACTCTTGTCCCCGCTTGAAATCATCTAGCACAATACCAAGTTCGCTCCTGTAGAAGTCACGAAATAGCCCATAGCAATCGTAGATGCCATAGATCCATGGCCGACCAACGCACGGTGTATCTCCACACGGCGACATCTCATGCCATTCATTTAAGCCCACGGCGAACACAATCCACGGAAGGTTGCTTGCCTTGCAGGCTTCTACATCGTGACGACTGAAGCCGCCAATAAAAGCAGGATGAGAATGAAACACTCCTTCGACTTCCCCTAGTTCTTCTGCCTTTGCATAGTCACTAGCGTCAATAGCGAAGTTAGACGATGGCGAAGAATGTACATTGAGACAAGGCACATACTGTCCTCCTGCAATAAGTCCGCACACTTCCTCTTCGGGCTTCGTTAAAGCATGTGCTCTCATCTCTGCTCTTAAAGCTTCAAACATCAGCGCCTCGTTACATTGGCTCCAGGGAACCCACCAAATGGTAACGATTGCTCTGGAAAGCGTAATGTACAGCTAGATACGCGCTTGCCACAGACATCCTCCAGTCTTAATGAGTCGCTGGCGGGAAGGGCTGCAATGGCAGCAGACAAAGTTGCTTCTGCGCTGGCAAGATTGCTTTCGGCTGTGGTAAATGCTGCCGATGTGGTGGCAACTGCAGCGTTTGCCGCAGCACATGCAGCAGGATTATCCCCCCATCGCTCCACTTCATAAAAAGACGTTTCCCTGTTGGAATCATTAGGGTCTATAGTAGTCGCCACCAGTCGCCCTTGATGGTACGTCGGATCAAGCGTGACTTCAACGCCTTGCCAGAAAACGTTGTAACTATCGGCTGGTTCGTTGCCGACTGCGGAATTTCTTCTGACAAAACTTTCAAAGCCAATCGTGTCGTTAAACACTGATTCCAGCAAGGAGAACTGATCACATGCTGCCTCCTGCGCTCCTAGAGCCTGGTTCTTAGCCTGAGTGGCGGATCGCAATTCTGCTTTTCTTTGTTCCCTGAGATACCAAGCATTAATAACAGCAATTGCTTGGGCGCTTTTTCCAGCAGTGCTAATTGGCTGATCACGAGAATCAAAAGCTGGCACTCCCACATAGCCACATTCGCTTCCCCTGTATTTCCATAGACAAAGGTTTTGTGTGATTACACGCCGAGGAAGTCTTACTCCCTCTAGGTCAAGAATGCTACTGAGTTGCCAAGTAATTGTTAGTGCAGTTTCCTGTGTTTTGCGTTCAATGTAAAAAATATCAAGGGGGAATTCTTGAAGGGGATCAGCCTGGGGACTGCCATCCAAATACTTCTGCAAAGTGCGACGCCTTGTAACCTTACCTCCCACGAGATCGTCAAATGATTGCACTACTTGCGTGAAGGTGCCAAGGACATTAGCCACTGTCAAAGTGGGCTGCGCAATTTGTCCGTTTGTATTTCTGTCGTAACCAGCAGAAAAAATGGGCAGCGGCTCGTAAATTTTCGTCTTCCAGACTACTTTCGTTCCATCTTCTTTTAGTTGATTTGTGAAATAAAAAATATCGTCAACATCTCCAGTAATAGACGTTAGATCTATGTCGTACATTTCAACGATGGCATCATGCCAGCCTTGTTGAACGTCAGCTTCTATTGTCATAAATCCTCCTTACGGTGAAGCTAAAAATATTACTGTTTGGACCCACTGTTCGCCATTGCCATTGATTTGGCTCTAGACGATATTTATACCTTGCATCATCCATAAAGAATTGACTGTAGAAGAAGTCTCCATTAAGCGCTGCTAGTTGATTATCAAGAGCAATGGCAGTGGAATCAGGGATGGGCACCGTCTCAATGGAATACTGCCGAATGTCATTGTTAATGCCATCAGGGCGAGTTTGTTCATAGCCATCACCAAACTGCACCTTTTCAATGCGCGAACCACGTTGGACAGTTAGTCCGTATTCACAAGGTATGGCAAAAGTGGGCTGAGTCATAAGGAATTAGCGAGAAGCAAGAAGCCCGCCAGGACGAAGTTCACCAACAATCACTTGTTTTACTGCTCCTTCAATTTTACGCCCTAATTCTGAAGAGTTAGAGCCTGTGGCATTGCTTTGCGCTTGCCCATTGCTTACGTTGACGGTGATGTTGGTATTCATTTGATTGCCGCCATCGCCCCCTGAGAGCTGCACGGGGACGCTCTTACCGTCTGGAAGGGGAATGACTGCCTCGTTGTAGCGCCCTTCGCCTACGAGGCCCAGCGTGGGGCCTGTGACGATGCCTCCGTTGGCGAATGCTTGGAAGCCACCCTTCCATACCGCTCCATTTGCGGCGGGCAATATGTCGCCAGGCATCGGTAAAAAGAAGTCGCCTGTTGCGCCTTCAAGACTGCCAGCGCTGGTAGTAGCAGCGCCG